TGACATTCGCAAAGGCCACCATTCGAGCAGTCTCAGCCTCGAACCTATTCGTTTCGGCCTCCTGAGACTTGATCTGCACTTCTGCCGCCTTCAGTTCGGTCTGCGCCTTCAGTGCCTCATTCTCCTGACGCAACCGTTCGATTTCGTCAGCAGCCGCGTTGATCGACTCATCTTTTTGTTGAATCGCCATGTCGAACTGTTGAGTTGCCTGCTGCAACTCGGGAGACATCTTGTCCTGCGATGCCTTCTGCTCTGCCTCAAGGATCTGGGCAGGGAGCGCCAGGTGAAGCCGTTTGCTGATCTCGTCGGCCCCCGGCCAATCCTTGTGCTTGAACACCAGGTCGCCAATGATCGACATCAGGTCAGGATTGGCCTGAATCGCCATGTCCATGCTCTCGTTCGCCTCTTGACGCAGCGTGTTGTAGCTGGGGCCAGATGTGACCGTGACATCGTAAGTACCGACACCAAGGTTGTACATCATCTGCATCCCCTGCTTCTGACTGGCGGTCTGGATGGTCGGGTTGATGGACGCCTCGGAAGTCGAACCGTCATATCCCATGATGCGAATAACACGGTTCGAGTCGTATATCTTCGGGATCAGATCGACAATGATCCGACCACAGTGACGGATGGCGCGGTTCAGATTGTCGTGGTAGTGGAACGTGCCGGTGTCACCCTCGCGCTGACGGGCCATGATCGCCTTACCAGATCGCTCGTTACTCGGCGCACCCAGGCTGGCAGCGTACATCCCGATAGCGCCCTGGATGTCATGCTCACTGATCTGCATGTCCTGCTGGAACCCAGCAGGCACGTCAGACGGGCTGATTCGACTCGGGGGAGGGACGGGTTGCCCGTTCAATGCTGTCGGCTTGTAACGCAGCACCGAGTGATTCACGGTGTTAGCCGTGTTCCACTCGTCCTCATAATCTTCGACTTGTCCTTCAGCCGCCAACCACGGTGCTTTCGGAGTGAGTGCTACCCTCTCCGCAAACGCTGACCGGGAGTAGTTGTAGAGTCTCTGAGCGTCCTTAGCAGGGCGCACGATACCCGAGTGGGACACCTTGCCCTCAATGTCAATCTCGTTGCCCCACACCACGCAGACGGGGATGTACTTGCCCACCCACTCAACGGGTTCCTCAAGGTACTCTTTGCCCGACACCAGCGAGTGAAACACCTTCCTGACGGGGATGTTCCGGGTCTGCTTGACCATCGAATCAATCTCGATCCCCGCGTCCTTCAGTTCTTCGTATCGGGCCTTCGAGATGACCGTGTTATCGACCATCTGATACAGGGTGCGATCTTCTTCCTTGACTTCCCAATACCGTGCCACACGTACCTTCTCACCGTACCAATCGGCACAGTCGAGGGCTTCCCAATTGGCAGGGGTCTTGTTGGGGTACTTCTTCTCGAATACGTCATCGTCCATGTCTTCGAGAATGAACGCGAACTTCATGTCACTGCCGTCAGCTTCAACGCTGTCAGGGTCGATAATCACCGACATCGGGTTCCGCACCCGCCTGATCTGAATCTCCTGGTCGAAGGTCTCGTCGCCAACATACTCAGTGCCGACTGTGAAGTATCCGAATCCACCTGTGGCACTGGAATCCAGTGCCGTATCGTAAGCAGCATCGGCGTTACTGCGGCTCTCAATGTGCTTGACGATGCCGGCGAGTATCTCGGCTGTGGCTACGTCTGCGCCACCATCGACAGGGGACACCTTGATGGCGGGGCGATTCTGCCGACCGTCATTGACGATCTGCCGGATGTACTGATTCAGCTTATCGACAGTCAGACAGGGGCGTTTGTCCTTGGTGCGCTGTTCTTTGACATCGGTGGGCCACTGCTCACCCCCACGGAACTTGATGTCGTCCAGTGCGTTCGATCTATCGTCCTCCCAATACTCCTCTGCGAGTTTGAAGCGTTCGCGCATCTCATGGAGCGGATCGACCTTCTCTTCGTCCTTTTCTTCGGACGCTTCATCGGCAACTGGAGTAGCCATGTTCTGCCTCATTTCTTCGGTGGGCGCTTGCCCTTGCCTTTACAACCCATGATCTTCTCCTCAGTTCATCCACGATCCAACGGATAGTGAGCGGTTACTTCGTGACCGGGATGCTACCCTATCTTTCAGCACTTTGCTAGTGGCCTTGTTCGCAACAGGGTAAGCGAAGGTCAGACACAGGGCATCAGCCACGTCAGGACTCGCCACACCGCGCTTCTTCATGTCATCCTTCGACTCCAACTGTATCGCGCCGCTGCTCGTCACCTTGTACTCTGGCCCGCACAGTTCAGACGCCAAATACCGATCATCCTGCTTGCCGTTCGCACCAACTGTGCCGATGCTGGCCTTCTTCAACCACTCCCGCATCTCGCCCCACATCTCCGCTCGCTTGTTGAAGTAGGCAATCGAGTTCGCTTTCCAGCCGAAATTGACACCCTTGACCTTGTAACGCTGCTCCAACAGTCGATCCACCACGCCACTGCCCAACCCGCCCTCATCCACCACCGTCATGTCCGGCTTCCACTTCTCCATCGCTTCGATGACCTTGCCAACGACCAACATAGTGTCCAGACCGCTGTACTTCTGTACGCTAACCAGATCGCGCCCACGCCGGATCACCAAGCAGGTCTTGTCAGCGCCAAACCGCGCTACGTCCACCCCCAACACCAGCGCGGCATCCTCATCGTTGTACTTCTCACGCTTCACCGCTTCCTCGACCACCTTCGTACCGATGAACTGGTTGTCACCCACTGATGGGAACTGTCCATAAACCTCAACTCTAGCCTCGTCACTGTCCTCGCCGTTCTGTTCGATGATGCTCTCAAATACCGACTGACTGATCCCCTCAACAGTTCGACTGTCCAACTGAGTCGTTCTCCACCGTTCCCTGTTCTTGTTAAAACACTCAAAGAACGCCCCTGAGTTCTTACGAGGGTTCGAGAATGCCAACCACAGTCGGTCGATGATGTTCTCGGTGAACACCCCCTCCTGCACCCCCCAAATCTCATCAGGAATGCCGCTCGCCTCATCGAAGATCGCAAACTCACCATCGTAGTTGTGCGCCCCTGCGAACGCATCAGGTGTCTCTCTCGACCATAACTGGCCCGAAATATAGTAGTACCTGGTCGATTTGTTCATCCCCTGGGGCGACTCGATGTAGTCGGCAAACCACTTCGCGGGTCTGATCGTCGTGGCGTTAGTCTCGAAAAAGTTCGAGTTAATCCCCCGCGCCACCCACTTACTGATCTCAGGAAACGTCTTAGTCTCCAACTGCGGCTTGCCGTTCGCCGCCACCCACGTCGATGATCCAATCCGAGTTGATAGGAACCAATGAGCCAGCATCCCCACCAGCGCCGACTTACCCGGCCCTCGACCGCTTGCCATAGCCCTCCGGTAATAGTCCGGCAGGATGTTCAACGACTGTTGAAGGCTCAATCCTTCTCGCAGGTACTTCTCAATATCCTGCATGATCTCCCGCTGCCACTTCCTCGGCCCTGGATGATCTGCCAGATCACCTTTCCCCCAGTTGTAGGCAGACAGCGAAAACTGGTATGGACTGAAATACATGTCGGGCGACATCATCCAATCCAGAACTGGACGATTCGTATCAATCGACATGCGTTACCTCTCCATCCAGAATGTTCTGTGACAACTGTTCCTGCTTGAGCATGTTCAACATCTTTTCCCGCCGCTGATCTACGAGGGTCTGCAACGTGATCGTCGTGTTCGAGGTCACATCAATTGTCGTTTTGTCTCCGTACTTCTTGCGGAACCACTTTTCGACTTTCCACTTGCGAGCATCAATCCTCAAGCGTCGAATATTCACATCCTCCTCATACGACGAGAATGCAGGATCGCCATCTGCGATGGGAATCATCTCTGCGACGAGGTATTCGGCCCCAATCTCTTCGGCTTCGCTGTACTGTTTCAGACGATCAGGGTCTTTGCGGACGAACTGATGAAACTCATCGAATTGGGCAGGAGGTTTCTGCCGTCTGAGGAACTCCATGATCGACCCACCACTGGAGATAACAGGCAGTGCGCGATAGAACATCCCTTCCAGTTCAAGTCGGCGCAGTTCCCTCTTCTCCTTCGTCATCGGGAAACGAGGATCGTTAGGGAGTTCGAGTGGTGCAGGTGTTTCAAGGGTCACTGGGCAAAGCCAGCTAGGTATCTGGTCTGTATCCATACGAGGGAGTGTAGCACAGGGAAATGGGGGATGTAAGTGCTGACTGACTGTTGGAAAGTGTAAAAGAATCGGTATTTCCATTTTTCAAAAAATTAAAAAAATGGCGGGTGGGGGGTTGGCAAGACCAGTGCCGGGTGGCGGATACCCACACCCCCCCGGGGGTGAGCGCTCACTAA